GTAAACGACGACCGGGAAAGTTATGGCTGCCATCTGTTCAATCTCCTTTCAGATGTGACCGTAAATCATGTCACCGCCGGTTACTGCACAACCTTGCAAGCCCATTCAGGACGCGGTGCAGCCCAACCGTAGAGGGCATCGCAGCGGGTTACAAACAGGTCATTGATTATGTCGTACATAGAAACCATGCGCAGCGCGACACCGGTGTCCGGGTCCTGCTGGTTCGACCCGAACTGGATGTTTTTCGGCACTTCGAGGGGCGCCATGCCGAGCGTGAACGCCAGGCGGTGAAACGCGATGCCCTGTGTCGATAGCTGGCCCGCGGTTCCGGTGACGAAGGTCAGAGGGGCGCCGGCTGCGGGCGACTGGCTGACGGTCTGCCCCGGCATGGTGGTGACGATCGGCGGGTAGATCGGGATGGTGGCCGAACCGTCGGCGGCGCTCGATACCGGGCCGGTGACGACGAACTGCATCAGGTCCGTCTTGACGTCGCCACTGACGCGGTTGGTGCGGTAGACGTTGGGAAGCGTGAAGATGTCGCCCGCGTTCAGGCGGGCCGCGGCCGAAGCGCTGAAGCCGGTGACGGCGAGCGATGAGCCGGTCTGGCCTGCTGCGCCGACCTGCGGTGCGCCCCCGAGCGGGCCGTTGGTGTGGATGCGGCAGTTCTGGTCCATCACCCACTCGAATCCGCCCATGATCCCCATGCGGCCGCGTTCGTACTGCTGCTTGACCTGCGACGAGGACTGGAAGAGCCCTTGCGCCGCTTTCAGGACGGCGGTCTGGATCTTCGGCGGAATGCACATGGTGCGCGCTCCGTCCATCGGAGCGGAATTGGTGTCCAGCATTTCGCCCGCGGTCCAGAACGGGTCGAGGACCGTGATGGGCGTGCCGACCGTGCCTACGAGATTGCCCACGTTCTGGTCAGCCATCGTCAGGCCGTCGATGTCCACGGCGTTGGCGAGGGCGACGGCTGCGGAGTCGAGATAGCGCGCCGCGAAGTTGTCAATGCTGAGGGTGAGGTCTTTCGACGAGAAGGCAAAACCCACCACCTTCTGCTTGTTGAGCGTCAGAACCTTGTTGGTCTCGGTGACGTTCTGGGGAGACATCGCCGGGCCGTCCACGGCGACAAACTGCACCGGGTCGCGGAGCCGCAACGTGTCGCCGATCTTGGCGCCTTCGACCGCGAACTTATCGTTCCACGTATGGTCTACTGCGCCGCTGAAGCCTAAGTTGTTTTTGAAGCGTCTTAGTAACTCGTTGGTTATGACCGTTCCATGTTCAATTCGGAGTCGCTATTTCCGAATCCGCCCTTACGGGCTGCCCCGGCTTTCACCGGGGACCAGACTATATCATCGTCCCAATGGGACGCGAGGCGCTTCGGACCGCTTGGCCCTACTCCCTTGCGGGATAGTCGTTGCACCTTCCGCCTTGCGGCGGCTTGGCTCAGAGTAACCATGGCCTTTCGGCTGTAGGCTTCCGCTGAGTTCACCTCGTTCTTCACCGGCTGATTGCTCAACCGTGGCAGTGTCTACCTCTGCGAGGTCAACAACGTGTTGGTTGCCATTTCGTCCCTTGTCATCGGACTCAATGACACCGGATGACTGGAGCTTTCGATGGTCCACAACGTCCAAACAAAGCTGAAGAAATACTTCGTCAGTCAGATCGCGCTTCGCATAGTTCACGTCCCGATGAACCCATCGCAGATTACTGATGGAGTCATCGCCGCCCTTCGTTCTGGGAATGATGTGATCCAGTTGAGCGTTCTCGGCGCTCAACCGCCGCCCAGTGATAGCGCAAACGCCACGCTGTTGTTTCCAAAGTCTGGCGATCTCTATAGTGCGTTCCAGCTGATTGATCCGCTCGCCCGCAGAGCCACAATGGTTCTTGGCCCTCGCATAAAAGAAGCGCTTCTCGGATCGATCCTGCCAGTAGATCGCCATCTTGTCGTAATTGCGGTCCTTCCATTCTTTGTGCTTCGCCTGAATGGTTCCGGCGTTCGCGGCGTAAGCGGCTCTCCCGCATGGCTTGCAACGCACGCCGATACCATCAGCGCGGCTACGGTCGCGGGGAAAGTCACTCACCGGACGCTCCGTCTTGCATTTCGAGCAGGTTCGCAATTCGTTCTCACGTGGCCGTTGCAGACCTGAACGCAGATAGGTGGTCTTGACGCACTCCCGGCAATTCGGAGCGCGACCATCCGGTCGCCGCTTATCGCGGTGAAAATCGACCAGCCGAAGGGTTCGCTTGCATGTGTAACAGGTTTTCGGCTGTTGCTCGTCCTCGCTCGAATCGAACGGCTTGCCCTGATTGAGCGTCCATTCGTCCTTACAGAACTTGCACCAGATATTCTTACCGTCTGCGTGGCGTCTGTCATTGTGAAACTCGTCCAACGGACGACTGACTTTGCATTTCGAACAGATCTTCATTTGGGGTGTTATTTACCATTTTCAAACCCCAATTCGTTAGTGTCCATGGTCCTTGGCTTCCAGTACCGTGAAAGGCTTACCGCCCCTTTAATTGCGCCTCCCTCACGCGGCTCCACTTAGTGAAATCCCGTGCCAGATTTTCGTCGTTGACGTCTTCGCGGACGGTTCCGCCCGAAGATCTCGATAAGGGGGCCGGCGGCTTGGGTGCGCCCGATACCTGCGGTTTCGGGTTTCCAGCGCCGGAGGGGGAAGCGTTGAGCACCTTCGCCGACAGACGGCCGACTTCTTTGGCGGCCGCGATCGGCGTCAGCGCCGCGATGCGCTTCAACTCGTCGGGATGAGTGGCCAGGTGGTAGAGCAGCTCCGCGCCGTGCTCTTCCTCGAGCAGCGCCTGACGCATCACCATCACCCCCGGCCCTTCAGGCGCCTTCACCGATTTGACGACGTCGTCGTAGTCGGGGTGTCTGGTGCGTGCGTCGGCTTCGCTCGAAGACCAGGCGGTCTGGATCTTCTCTTCCGCGGACCTGGCTTCGGACTCTGCTGCCCGCTGCCTGGCCGCGGCTTCGCGCTGATCGAGCTTCCAGTCGGTCAGCGCTTCCTGGTACTCCTCGAGAGTCTGGAAGTCCTTGAGGCGTGGCTTTCCGGGCGGTTCCTGCGGCTTCGGTTGTTCGGCCGGCGGCGTCTGCGCGCGCTGCTCGAAGGCGGCGATTCTGAGCTTCGCCTCCTCCAGTTCGCGCGTGAGCCGGTCGATCTTCCGTACCCGCGACGGTCCTTTCCCGTTTCGCTCCGCTTCGCGTTCTTCCTCTTCCTCCGATAGCTGACTGTCACCCGCGCCTGACTGCGGGGCGGTTGTGGCCTGCTTCGGCTCTTGAGCCTCGGCGGCCGCAGGTGGGGCCTCGCCCGCGGACGGTGGCAAACCGGTCTCGCGCCACTTCACATACTCCCGGAAGTCCGTTGGGGCTTCGATCGGGGCCTCGTTCGGCGGCTGCGTTTCCGAAACACCTTCCGTCGTTGGGACGTTGTTTTCGTCACTCATAAACTTTTAATTGCCTAAGTACTCGATCCTGATGTGAACGGCGTACTGCAAGGGCGTTGCGCCGCTCGACGCATAGCCGGTGGTGGTGAAATTGATGGTGCTGCCGGCGGCCAGCTTGAGCGTGATGCTGTTCGGGTAGCTGCCGATCAGGTTGTTCGACCCTACGAAGTTCAGCGTGTTGCCGGCGGTTCCGATGGCGGTGTTGTAGCGGACGTTGGTGTCCTGGTCGTTGTACTGCACGTTGATCTGCGGCAGCGTCGAGGATGTCGTTGCGGCCTGCGTGGTCACCGCAAGGGCGGTGATGCGGTACATGCCCGCTGCGCCGGCGGGGATGGTGTACAGCAGGGTGGACGCGATATTCGCGGCCTGCGCCGTCAGGTCGAAGGTCGCTACGACGCTCGCAATGCCGCCGGGACCTGAGACCGGCGTGCCGCCCGTGAGCCCTACAACCGGTGTCGCCATGATCAGACTCCCATGTACCGGACTGCGACCGTCGGGCTCGATCCGCCCGACAGTGCGGTGATGTTCACGCGGATCAGCCGGATGGGCCGGTTGGCGACGTGGAACATGAACAGCGGCCCGGTGACCGTTTGCGGGCCGGAGAGGTTCGACCAGTTGGACGGCGCGCCGGCGTCGTCGAGCGAACCCTCAAGCTGCACGGTGCAGGTTGTGGGCGTGCCCGTCGTCACGATCTGTACGGTATGCGCCTGGGGCGCCGCTCCGGTATCCACCGGGTTCGTTGCGCCCGGCGCCGTAAAAGGGCCAAAGGTTGAAAAGGTCATATCGTCACTGCTCCATCACCGCGCCGTTGGCGGCCGCTCCCGTCGCCATGCGTTCAAGCTGCAGTTCCAGCATCCGCACCTGTTGTTGCAGCAGGCTGATGTCTTCGGCCGAACCGAGCTCGGCGGCGGTCGTTACCAGTTCCGTACCCTGCTCCGCGGACGTCTGCCGGTCGCGCTGCTTGATCTTCTCGAACTCGATGCGCTCGTTCGATTCGATCTTCATCGCCTCGACCTGCACGTGGGCCTGGGACTCGACGGCGTGCGTGCGGATGGTTTCCTGGGCCTGCTGCAAGGCCTGGGTGAGCTGCTGCACCATCTGGCCCTGCTGCTGGTTCTGGGCGGCCAGAACCTGCAACTGCTGGTCCTTGCCGCCGGGCGAATCGATCAGTCCGGGCGGCAGGGTCTTTCGGATGCGGTCGGCGATCTTGTTCGCGCCGGGGAAGTCGGCGTTGTCGAAGATGAGGTCGCCGGCCACCTGCACGAGCTGCGGGTAGACCTGCGCCAATTGCGTGAGGGTCTGCCAGGTCTCCTGCCGCTGCGTCGAAGGGTTCGGGCCGACCGTGACCGTCACGTCGTACTGGCCGTTTTCGAGGTCGTAGCACTTGCTCTCGTCGGTCGGCCCGTGCTGCTGACGGAGCGGAGACGGCCAGGCGCGAAACGGCGCGTTGACCATCACGATCTGCTGCGCGCGGTCCTCGCCCAGGATCTGCACTTCGCGCGGGGTGTCGTAGATCTTGGGGATGAGGTCGCACAGGATCACGCCGCACTGGCGGATGGCGCGGTTCAGGTTGTCGATGAAGTGCGCGTTCGCCATGCCCGCCTGGCTCTGGCGCTGCCGGATGGCGACTGCCGAGGTTTCGTTGCCCTGCGCGCCGAGCGATGCGTCGAAGATGCCGGTCGTCGCCTTGATGTCGTCGGCGGCCTGGGCGGCGCCGAGCGACAGCGCCTGAATGGGCGGCTCGAACACGTTGCGTTGGGGCGGCGGCGCGGGGTTGCCCGCGATGTCGAGCGGTTCGTATTCGAGGTAGGCGTAGGGAACGCTGTTCGCAGAGTCCCACTTGCTGTCGCGGAACGCGCCTTTAACGCCGACCCACGGCGCCTTGGTGCCGAGCAGCACGGTCTCGGCCTCGCTCGAACGGTAGAAGTTGTAGAGGCGTTGCGGGTCTTTGGCGAAACGCACCAGCGAAAAGAGCTTGCGCTCTCCGTCGATGTACATCTCCTTGCCGAGAACCGGAAGGATCGGTATCCACTGGCCCGGCCAGTCGTACTCGTCGAGGATCTCAGCGCCGTTGATCGTGTAGCAGCGGACCTTGCGCACCACGTCTTCGCGTTCGACCGGCTTGCCGTCGCGGCCGGTGACCAGCGTCAGTCCCGGCGGCAGCTCGCCGCCCAGTTCGCTGGTATACTGCGCCGTGCGCCGTCCGTCGGGCCATTCGACGTAACGCAGCTTGACTTTGGTCTTCTCGACCTCCCAATAGCGCGCCACCCGTACGGCGCTTTTGGTGATCCAGTCCTGCGCGACGTGCGTCAGCCCCTCGTAGAAGTTGAGATTGGTCATCTCCGAGCCGGGGTACTCGGACCGGTAATCGTCCTTGGGGATCAGTTCGATCTCGAACGCCCAATCCATGTCGCTCTTGTCGGCGGCGCGTGCGTTGGGGTCGAGGTAGATGCTGAACGGGTCCACCACGCGCTCGATGCGCAACTCCTGTTCGAACGACTTGGGGCCGCAATACTGCGTGATGACGCGGAAGTAGCCGAACGAGCCCGCGGTCGATTGTTCGAGGGCCGTCTCGTAGACCTCGTCCGCCTTACTCACCTGCTCGATGTGGCGGATCATGCCCTCGATCACGTCGGCGGTGTCGGGGTCGGTCGCCGAATCGACCGGATGCACCTGGATGCCCGCGGTGTTCATCCGCGCTTCGTTGGCCGTCTGGTTCAGCGGGCCGATGAGTTTGTTGAATACCAGGCAGGGCCGACGGTTCAGCGGAGAGCCGGTTTCGCGGCGGCCCTTATCGACCGAATCCCACTGGTCGCCGGCGCAGAAGCGCAGATCGTCCCGCGCGTCCTTGCGGATCTGCGCTTCGGCGTCTTCGGCGAGCCGGAAACGTTCGCGTGCGCGGGTCAGGATGTCGTCGTCGGATCGTTTACGTGCCACGTTCAGCTTTGAAGGCCCTTGGCGCGGTTGATGATATCGACCTGGATGTTGTCCAGGCTGGTGCGCGCAGCCACCGTCGCCTGATACTGCGCATCGCGTGCGGCCTGCGCGTCGGCCTGCTTCTTGGCCGCCGCCTGATATTCGGGCGAGGAGGGCGAGTACTTCTGCGCCGCCGCGGCCAGTTCGGTGTTCGCAGCCTGCAATGCCTGATCGGCCTGCGTCTGTTTGGCGTTTTCGGATTCGACGATCGTCCACTGGTTGTAGTAGTCGTCGCAACGGGACTTCAATTCGTCGGTTCGCTGTTTTGAGTAAGCCATCTCTTCTCCCGTGTTACACTATGTATATACAGCCGTGAGATACGAATGGGACGAACGGAAAAATGCGTTGAACCTTCGCAAGCACGGC